GAGCAGTTCCACGAGGGGCGGTGATGGCCGACGTTTGGGTCAAGGTGCTGGCGCCGGCCGACAGCTATGCGCTCGTCACGCTGGACGAGATCAAAAGCATCCTCGGCCTGCCGCCGAGCAATACCAGCGAAGACACGCAGTTGCAGATGTGGATCGATCAGTACAGCGACGTCATCGCGACGATGTGCCAGCGCGTGTTCGCCTACGAGCAGGTCGCCGAAACCTGGCGCGGCGACTCAATGCCGTTCGACAGTCCGCGCCTGTTCCTGACGCACTATCCGGTCGCCGACGCCGACATCGTCTCGGTGGAATCGCCGCGCGGCAACATCCTCGACCCGGCGAGTTACGAGATCGAGAACCTGTCCGGCAAGATGCGCATCGAAGGTGCCTGGACCGAGCCGGTCACCGTGACCTACAGCGGCGGCTATCTGTTGCCTGACGCCGCGCCGCCGGCGCTCAAGGCGGCAGCCACGCTGTTGATCCAGGCGGCGCGGCTGCAGCAGCGATTGAACGCCACCGGCGGCGTCCGGATGGTCCGGCATGGCGATACCATCGTGCAGTATTACGATCCGCTGCAGGTGCTCGGCAAGGCCGCACCTACCGCGCCATTGCAGGCGGCGGCCGATACCGCCGCCGGCCTGCTCAGCGCATACACGCGCTTCTATGTGTGAATATACGCGGTTGCATGTGTAATGGGTTTCACGTGAAACATTACGAGGTGCGGCGCGAATGGGAGGGCGGGACGGCGTTCATCATTGCCGGCGGCCCGTCGGTGCTGCAGCACGATCTCGGACAGTTGCGCGGGCGCCGTGTGATCGTCATCAACTCGAGCGTACATGCGGTGCCGTGGGCCGATTTCCTCTATTTCGGCGACTGGCGCTGGTGGAACGAGCCGGAAAACCGGGCGGCGGTCGACAGCTTTGGCGGCCGTGTCGTCACCACCTCCCAGATGGTGCGGGATGCGAAGGTGCTGCTATGCCGTAAGGTCAATCCGCCAGGACTGGCGCAGGCGCCCGATTGCCTGACGCAGAAATGGACCTCGCTCACCGGGGCGACCAACCTGGCGGCGCACCTGGTGGGACGCGGCGGAACCATCGTCTGGCTCGGCGCCGACGGCAAAGCGGCTGCAGACGGCCGGCTCTGGCATCACAAGCCGCACCGCTGGGGGCCGAGACCGGATCGCTACGATCGCCAGCGCGGTGATATCGCCACCATGGCGGCGCCGCTGCGGTCGATGGGCATCAGGCTGCTCAACGCCAGCCCGGGCAGCGCCTATGCGGATCTGTGGCCGGTTGTTGAGCTGCAGGATATTCTGGACAATATTAGGCAGGCACGGGCGGCTTAAGGTGGAGCAATGGCTCGCAGGAACGCGCAAGCAGGGAAGCGCGAACGCATGCCCTATGAATTTGAGCCCGCGGTGTGCGACAGATTTTGATTCGTGGACCCTGGGGACTCGGGGATTGCATATACAGCCGCCCGTTCCTGCGCGCCGCGGCGGCGCAATACGCGCTTTGGCTCGAAACGCCGTGGCCGGAACTTTACGAGGATCTCGACATAAGGTTCGTTCTCGGAAAGCGCCGATTGCGAACGCAGCTCAAGAACATGGCACGGCAATGCCCAGAGCGATGGTCTCGGCCGCCACCAATGCACGAGGTCAAGGTTTCCTACGGCGGCGATCTGAGGACGGCCTCGATCGTCCATGCGCTCGAGCGCAAATGGTCGGCGCTGCGGGTCGCCTTCGATCCGGCGCTGTTCGATCTGCCCCACATGGGGTCGTCGCTGATCGAGTCCGACCGCCCGATCGCCGTGGTCCGGCCGGTGACAGTGCGCGCCGAATGGCGCAACGAGGCGCGCAATCCGCGACCGGAATATGTGGCCGCACTGGCGGCTGAGCTGATGACGACGCACACGGTGGTCGCGGTCGCCGATCTTGCGGCGGGCCACGAATGGGCGGTCGGCGAGATGCCGCCGGCGCATCGTTACTTCGTGCGCGGCGAGTTGAATGTGCGCGAGCTGCTCGCGCTGGTGCGGACGGCGGACGTGGTGATCGGCGGCGTCGGTTGGATCGTGCCGGCGGGGCTGGCGCTGAGATCCAGGACATTCGTGGTGCTCGGCGGTCACGGCGGACACAACGCGCCCGAAAAAGTCACCGACCCGCGGCTCGACTTGAGTCGCATCGGGTTTGCAATGCCGGAGGCCCTCTGCCGATGCACGAACATGTTGCACGACTGCGAGAAGAGGATTGCAGACCCGATCGGACAGTTCCGCCGCTGGTCGAGCAGTTTTCGCGCCGCCGCCTGACATGGTGGCCGCAGATCGGTATCGGCTGGTATCCGGTCGAGGCGGGAAGCGCGCCCTACGATCAGGCGTATTTCGACCAGTTCGATCGCAACGCGAGGACGCCGATCGGCCGCGCTTTGATGTCGGAGCGCTGCAACTTCGTCGAGCAGCACTACCGAGGACCGTTAATCGATGTCGGCATCGGCTCGGGCGCGTTCATCGAATGCCGGCAAGCGCGGCAGGAAAAGACCTGGGGTTACGACATCAATCCGGCTGGAATCAAATGGCTCGAAAATCGGATGCTGCTGATCGATCCGTATCTCGTGCCGTTTCAGGCCATGACGATGTGGGACGTGCTCGAGCATATGACGGACTTCGAATTGCTGCTTGCAGACTGTCGCGAATGGCTGTTCGCGTCGCTGCCGATCTTTCGCGACGCCGCGCATGCGCTGAGTTCGAAGCATTTCAAGCCGAAGGAGCATTGCTGGTATTTCACCCGCGACGGGCTGTTGTTTGCGATGAAATCCTGCGGCTTCGCCCTGGTGTCGGAAAGCAATGTCGAGACCAAGCTCGGCCGCGAGGACATCGGAACCTTCGCGTTCAGAAGAGCGTGAATGACCATCGACTATAGCGCACTGATGTACGACCCGGTTTATGCACGGCTCGGCGTGCCGGCCGTGCTGACGGTGGCGGCTACCGGTGGTGCCGAGGTCGAGATCACCGTGATCGATGACACCCGGCCGAAGACCGTGCCGATTGCCAGTGGGCAGGCGGCGCAGGTGAGCAACGTCGGGCCAGGCGCCTTCGCCCGCGTCTATGAACTGACCGAGAAGGGCATCGCTCGTGCCGACTACGCCGACGCGGTGCTCGCGTTCAATGGCCGGACCTGGATCGTGCGCTCGTGGGATCTGCTTGGCAGCCCGATGGGAGAGGACTGGGGCGAAGTGCGGCTTGCGCTGAAGAGTGCTGCGGTTGGTTGACGTTCGCGAGGACATCCTGGCGCGGCTGCTCGTGGTGGTCGCCAGCATTCCAAACATCAAATCGGCGCAGCGCAACAATACCGAGATTCCCGAAGACCTGTTGCCGGCGGCGCTTGTATTCGACGGCGACGAGGAAACCGACGACGCCGCAGACTTGTCGATGCGGCCTTCAAACCGGCCGACCCTGGTTCGCATGCATCCGGAGATCGTCATCGCGCAGCAGGCCGACGAGGTCGGGTCCGATCTGACCACCTTGCGGCGGGAGCTGATCAAGCGGGTGCTGACCGACACCGAGCTCAACGAGCAGATCGTCAAGACCGGACGGAACGGCAACGGGGCAATCCGCTATCTCGGCTGCCAGACCGATCTCGGCTTGGGGCGCTCGCTGCAAGGGGCGCTGCGCGCGCAGTTCATGTTCAAGTACGCACTCAAGATAGAGGAACTCTGAGCCATGCCCACGTCACCCAACGTCGCGAATTATCACATCGGCAAAGGCGTCGTCAGCTTCAAGGAAGTCGGCGCCACGACCTTCACCGATCTCGGTAACGCGCCGAAGTTCATCTACACGCCGACTGTCACCAAGAAAGAACATTTCTCCTCGCGGGAGGGCGTCAAAACGAAGGACTTCACCGCGATCACCGAGGTCGGCGCGACGATCAAGGTGGATATCGACGAAATCACCGGCTACAATCTGGCTTTCTTCGCCCTCGCCGATCAGGGCACCGATTCAGACGGCAACATCACCCTGAGCGGCTTGTCGAAGACCGAGTTTACCGGCGACATCAAGGTCGTCGGCACCAACGACATCGGCCAGCAAGTCGATTTCCTCGCCACCGTCTCTTTCGTGCCGTCGGGCGATTTCAGCTTCATCACCGATGCGGACGACTTCACGGTGCTCACGATCGAGGCCGAGGTGCAGAAGGACGCCAACGGACACTTCGGCGTCTGGACCATTCGGGACGAGACGCCATCGGCGTAACATGAGGACATGACATGGCGGATTTGCTGGATATCGTAACAGAGACGGCGGTCATCGTTGTCAGGATACGCGGCGAGCGCGTTGTCGTGCGCGGGTTGAATGCACGTGCTGTCGCATCGATTGCGGCGCGGTTTCCTGACGTGAAAAAGCTGCTCGGCGCCGGCGGTTTAGGCGGCGACAATGCCACGCGATTGATCGAACTGCTCGGCGACGCAATCGGCCCGATCATTGCCGCCGGTATCGGTCATCTCGGCGAGGAGAAATATGAGCAGCGCGCCGGCACGATGCTGCTGCTGGAAGAACAGCTCGAACTTTTCACCGCGATAATTGGACTTACATTCCCAAACGGATTGACCGCCTTCCTCGAGAAATTGAACCGGCTCGGCGGGGGCGAAGGGGCAAAGACCGTCAAGATGCGCTTGAAGAAATCGCCATCTGCATCACAGCCCTCATCGGGCGAGGCTTCTCACCCGACTATGCAATGATGCTGACGCCGCGGCAGATGGCCGCCTATCTCGAATTCGGCGAACGGCTCGACCGGAGACAACGGGCAAGCGACCTCGCAATTGCCGCCCTCGGCGCGCAGGGCGATAAGAAGGCGATCGAGCAGACGCTTAAGGAATGGGGAGAGTGAGGGCAGGGCGGCCTATTGCGCGATCTGCACCCTCAATGTACGCAGCTTCGCCATGTATTCCAGCGCGGCCAGATAATTGGCAGCTTGCTTGGCCTCAAGATCGATCTGGTTTTTGCGTATGTCCTCCCAGTCGGCGGCCGTCATCGAGCGGAAATGATCGCTGTGATTGGCACATGCTTCCGGCGGACTTCCGGCATACGGAATTCCCGTCAGGGCGAACGTCTCGCATCCGGGACGTGCATCGGCGGCCGGCACGACGGCCAGCATGACGGCAGCGACAAGAAACAATTTAGACATTCTGCTCTTCCTTGGGTTCGGTGCTGATGATGGAGTGTGTATAGGGGCCATGGCCGCGCCGTCTTGTCGTTTCGTGCCAGGATTTGTTTATTCGCGCCAATCTGACGATAGGCCGCCCAGTCCATGAAGATGTCGGTCAAGACCGATAACAGCAGCAACGTCAAGGTCTTCGACAAGACCCGGCGCCAGTTGATCCATGCCGCACAGGGGGCCGTCAAGGACGCCGCAGCGGAAGCCGTCAAGCAGGGCCGCGCGCAGATCGCGGCGGCTGGCTTCTCGGCGCGCTGGCAGCGCGGCTTGCAATCCAAGTTTCTCCCGGGAGATCCCGACAAGCCGGCGCGGCTGATATTTCATCGTGTCGGCTTCATGAGCGTTTTCGAGCGCGGCGCCACGATCAGCGGCAAGCCGCTGCTATGGCTTCCGATCGAGGAAAACCTGCCGGCGAGCGTTCACTCACCGCGCCAGTATGGCGGCAAGCTCGTTTCCGCGACGATCGGCGGCAAGCCGTTTCTGTTCTCGCCCGACGACTACAAGAAGGCATTGTTCGTCGGGGTCAAGCAGGTCAAAATCCGCAAGCGTTTCGCGCTGCTCGATCTTTTCAAGAGCGTCGCGGCACGGTTGCCGGAATTCCTCAAGAAGCGCATCGAGGCGTTGATGGCGAGTAAATCCGATGGCTGAAGGCGGCGGGATTTCCTATGTCATAGAGCTTGATTCGGCCGATGCCGAAAAAGCACTCGAAAATTTGCAAAGCGGGGCTGAACGCCTGGCCGAGTCGTTCAAGAAGATCGCAGAGGCAATATCGGAAGGCGGGCTTGGCACACTTACAACGGTACTGGAAGCCGCTGGCGCCGCTGTCGCAGGAATCACCGGCTCATTGTTCTTGATGGCCGAGGCATCGTCCAAAGTCGTAGACGAGCTCGGAAGAGTGGCGGCGCAGACGGGCTCGACCGTCGAGCAGATGTCAACCCTCAAAAGCGCATTGGGCGAGTTCGGGGCCAATACCGATACATTGGGGCGTGCGTTTCAAAGAATGGGAAACACCATTCAGGAGGTGTGGCCTGCAATACAGCAAAGCACGAGGCATGCCGCAGCCCAAATTATCGAAGATCACAATAACGTAGTGAGAACCAGCCATGAGGTGGAGCAAGCGCTTTTTGCGCAGGGGCAGGCCTATACCTCGCTTGCTAGAGCCAGCGAGGATGCATCGCGACAGCAAATGACCAATGCATTTGACATAGTAGGTGCGGAACAAAATGTGCGTAATGCCGAGATCGCTCTTGCTCAAGCGAAAGGTCAAACAATATCGGCGGAAAGTCTTAAAGAAAACAAGATTGAAAATGCGGCGTTGGCGCTCGATGCAGCAATGGAAAAGGCGGATGCGGCCGAATTCAAGGCCAAGCGCGACGCCGAAGACGCGGCAATCCGGAGCCAGCAATTGCAGCAGCAAGCAGAAACGGCAGAGCTTGCTCTTGCCGAGGCACAACAGAAAGCAGCCGATGCACGCGAGAAACAGCGCGAGAACGAAATCAACAGCATCGACAATCTGAAAAGTCACGTAGATGCTCTCGTGAAAGGCATGAGTGGCGCGGTTGCCGGCATGTCGGTGGACAATTTCATCAAGGGGCTGGTCGCGTCGGTCGGTTCGGGCGTGACCTCGTTGGAGGGGCTCGGCGGCAGTTTTGCCGAAATGACCAAGAGCGCTCCCGAGGTTCGTGACGTTCTGTTGGCGCTCGCGGATGCTTTCCATAATATGACGGACGGCGCGCAGAAGATGGCAATCGCCACCAAGCTGTTCGGGCGCAAAGATGCCGCGGACATGGTGGAGTCGCTGTCGAAAGGAAGCGCGGCCATCAAAGAAATGGAAGATCACATGGCCTCGCTCGGCCTCGTCATTTCTAAGACCGACGAGGCCATATCAAAAAAGTTTGTTGAGGGGCTCAATCGCCTGGGGAATGTAATCGGTATCGTTGGGACGCAATTGGGGCTGTTGTTTCAACCGTCGTTCACCGTGCTGCTGGACAGCATGGCCGAAGCCTTGGGCCACAATCGCGCAGCTGTCATTGCCTGGGGACAGGCAATAGCGGACACGGTCGGCCCGGTCATCGAAAGTTTTGCACGAGTACTTGCCGGCACTGCCGAGGCCGGCAAGGACGACTGGGCGGTGCGTTTGATCAACGGCATCAAAGCAATCGGGACGGCGGCGACGGCAGTCTTCCAGGGCGTAGTGATGCCGTTGTTGCGGGGCCTGCTGCAGATGGCCGAGGGTGTCGCACTCGGAATCAACACCGTCTTCGGTACATCTTTCACGGGACTCGAAGTTTTGATCGGAGCAGTGTTGGCCAGGTTGGCGATCGGCTTCGCCACCTTGGTGCTGAGTTTGGGACCGGTCGGCCTGGCGATCGTGGGGATCGGCCTCGCGCTGGGTTTGCTCATCACCTATTGGCCGCAAATAAAGCAGGCGGCAAGTGATGCAGCCGATGCCATCGCAGCCAAATGGGAGGAGCTCAAACAACTCTTCGCCGATTGGGTCACGACGCCGGTTTCCAACGCCTTCCAGTGGATCGCCGATGCCATCAATAATGTCTGGGCTATAGTTGGTGCTAAAATAGAACAGGCCAAGCAGTTCATCACGGACTGGGTCACAACGCCGGTCGCCAACGCCTGGCAGTGGATCAAGGATGCGTTCAATAGCGTAGTGAGCAGTCTGTTCGGCGGGGGCGGCGGCGGCAAACTCGCTGCCGACGCGGGCCTCGGCGACATCGGCAGCCACGCAGGCGGTGGGTTGCTGGGCGGCCGAGGCACCGGCACGTCCGACAGCAATCTCGCCTGGGTTAGCCGTGGTGAGCACATCATGCCGGCGCGGGCAGTAAGCCAACCAGGCGTGCTGGCGTTCCTTGAGGCGCTGCGGCGCTCGGGCGGCAACCTGCGCGATGTGCTCGATGGCATGGGACGTTTTGCGTTCGGCGGTCTGGTGCATGGGCCGATCGCGATGCCGGCTTTCGCCGGGGGCGGCATGAACCACGTCACCATCCAGTTTCCCGGATTGCCGGCCATAACAGGATTGCGCGCCTCGGCCGACGTGGTCGAGGAACTGCGCAGGAGCGCGGCGCTGGCGCAGGTGCGCTCGGGCGGCCGCAAGCCGAGCAGGTTCTCTTAATGCCCGCCCCGGCCTATACGCTGCTGGCGATCGACGGCATCGACTTTAGCCAGTACGCGGTGCGCGGCATCACGATGACGCTGACGCCGATCGCGCAAGCGGCCAACGTGGCGCGCGATTGTCGCGGCGTCCTCGCCGACATCTCGGTGGCGCAGTTTCGGCAGTACAAGGTTACGATCACCTGCACCGATCATGAGGCGCCCGAGCTCACCGATGTGTGGCCCGGGGCGGACGTCACCATCACCTGCATTCCTGGGCTCGGGGCCTCGAATACGACCGGCGACGTGCTGACTATTCTCGCCAAGGTGACGGAGTGGGATACGTCGCGCGACGAGTGGGCCGCCGAGGTGGCGTGGAAGCTCGAGGCAGAATCACGCGTGGCGCCATGAATTACGCTCGCATCTACGATGAGTTCATCGCAAACAGGCGTGGCAGGAATCCTCAACCTGCCGAACGGCACCACATTGTTCCTAGATGCATTGGTGGCAACAATGCAGCAGAGAACCTTATTCTGCTCAGCTCAGAAGACCACTTTTTCGCTCATCTGCTTTTAGCCAAGATCTTTGGCGGCAAGCTCAACGATTGTGCGTGGCTAATGACAGGTAAGCTTCATCCGGCGCGCGGGCGGGTTGCTCGCGAGAAATATGGTTGGCTTCGGCGCAAGTTCGCCCTTGAGAGCGCGGCCCGTCAAAAGGAGAGGATGAAAGACCCAGCCTTGAAAGCGAAGGCTATTGCAAATTTGCTTGTGACGAAGGGGCTTAAACTCAATTTCTCAGAAGAGCGGCGAGCCAATTTAGCAGAACGGCTGCGGGCTTGGCTCAAGGCAAATCCAGATCATCATGCTCGCTTGGGCAAGAAGTTGCGTGGGCGCGTGATCTCTACAGAGCATCGCGAAAAGATTGCCAAGACGCTCAAAGGGCACGCAGTAAGCGATGAAGCCAGAGAAAAGATGAGGCGAGCGAGCCTTGGCAAGAAGGCGTCGGCGGCTACTAGGGAAAAGCAATCCGCCGCGGCAAAGGGCAGAGAGATGCTGCCTGCTCAACTCGCAAACCTTCGGAAAATGAACCAAAAAGGCCGACCAGGATTTGCGCCGAAGCCTGAGACCAGAGCAAAACAATCTGCAGCTCTCTCAGGACGGCCGCTCGCTCCAGAACACCGCGCCAAAATAGCAGCCGCACACCAAAGACGCGTGGCGATGGCAAAGATGGCAGCATCGTAATGCCCGCCGGAATGCCGTACTTCGCCTGGATCGATCCCGGCGAGACGGTGTTTGGCCCTGAACATCTGCGCTGGGACGAGGATGTCTTCTCGTTCACCTTGAAGCAGGACGAGGGCGATCCCGCAAGCCTGACCGCGGTGGTTCGCCGGCCACGCAACGAGGCTGGTAATGCGATCGGTCTGCTCGGTCCTGGCCGCAAAATCTGGGCGTGGTTCGCCCTTGACTGCGGACCTGACCTGATCCGGTTCCGCGGCCGACTCGTCGGCGTTCCGACCAGTATCTTCGAGGAGCTGGTGACGCTGGAATTCGTCGCGCGGCCGATCGATCTCGTGGCGCAAAAGGCAGCGCTCGCCGATACGCTGCGCGTGCTGCCCTATTACGATGAAGTAGTTATCGACCCGACGCGGCGCACCGACCCGGAGGTCGTGCTCGAGGGTTACAGCAAGATCTGGCATTACGATCGCGAGACCCATGTCCTGACCGTGTCCGACGAGATCACCGGCGAAGACGGCCTGGTCGAATTCGATGGCGCCAGCGAAGGCGGAAAGGTGCTCTATGACGGCCTCGCCCTCACCCTCACCAGCGGGCCCCTGGCGCGCGTCGATGTCAGCGCCGAATACACCTGGACTCAATCGGCGCAAGGCACAGTCGACCTCACCGATTACCTCATCCGGAATTGGCCGGACTCCGGACCCAACTACATCACGTCGTATAGCCTGACGGCCGACAACTGGCCGAAGGCGGGCGCTGGGATAGGCGACGGCTGGGTTGTGGCTGATGCCACAGCCAGCACGCCCTACAGCCTTCAGGTCAAGACCAGGACCGCGGGCAGCAATCTGACCGTGACGTTCCCCGACACTTCGTGGTTTGGCCCTTCGAGCCACACCGCCACGTTCACCGAAACAACGAGTTACGTGGATGCGCCGATAGGGATAGGTTTTTCGGAGTTGGTGACCAGCGACACCATCACTGTCGGTAAAAATAATTACAGCCGCAGTTATTCAGCCACGGGTGCGTTTTTGCCGTTGAACTTCACGACCGTCACACTGGTTGCGGCCTACACGGCGAACCGGCAATGCACCGAGGTCGTATCGTTCTCGCTCTATGCCGATGTGCAGCACGTCCTGACCGATCCGGACGACGGCGAGGCGCTGCTCGTCAACGATGTCAAATCGGTCAATCTGAGCGAAACGATTGGCGAAGGCACAGGCGCCTATGTGCCGATCGGCGATCCGAGGCGGCGGTCCTATATCGCGACCGAGCGCGGCAATCAAAGCCTCGAGCATTTGATCGCCCTGGCGCGCGCGCACCTGCTGCAACGGGCACGAGTCGTGGAAATCGCGTTTGCCCCGAAGCTCTCGCGCATGCCAGAAATTACGTTGCGCAAGAACGCTTTTCTGGTCGAGCCGCGGGTCGGCGAGGCGTTGGGCAAGATCATCGGATATTCCTTGGCATTGGACGGTTCGGATGGGCGGATCAAATGCGAGGCTCGCATCGGCTGCGCGATCGGCCACGGTGGCTCGGCCGTGGCGGCGGGCGGGACGCCGACTTATTGCAGCATCGAGTATGTCGGTGCCGACTATCAGCAGTTCACCGGTCGAACGGTTCTGTTCGATACATCGGTCGGATACCAGCCGCCGAACGCGGACCCGAACGACGATGGAATCGAGTTCCTCTCCGTTCTCAGGGCGCAGGATGTGATCCAGACCGGGCTCGTCGTCGAAAATCCGAGCCATATTCAGGGGCCGCAACTGTTCGCCGCCGGCCTATGGGCCTCGGTGCCGATCAGCGGCGCGGACTTGGAGCGGATGAAGGAAATCCCCGCGGCGCGAAGCCAAGCCATCAGTGATGCGCTGAACAAATACGAGACTCGCGCGACGTTCAAGCTCAAGAGCATGTCGCGACAGTTTTCCAGCGACTACCAGGTGCAAGTCACCGATTTGAGTATTCCGACCGGTTATGACTTGGAGGCAGCATAATGTTCGAGGTCATTGTCCGGCCGGTAGTGTTTCCCAATATCCGGCCGGCTCCGGCGAGGGCGCTGGCACCGGAGGCTAATCCCGATCAGGGTATCGCTGTTCTCAACGGCTCTGGCGGAAAGCTCATCGATCTCCCCCGCAGTTGGAGCGCCAGCACGTCACAGAGAGTCGAACAGAAGGAAACCAAGCGGCAGTACGACACGCAGAGGGTCTATCAAAAGGATAAAGATGGAACGATCAACAAAGACAACTTCTTTGACCTCGAGCACCTCAAGAAAGTCAGGCTGGACGACGGTACAGACCAGGGCGCCATAAGGGTGATTTATTCCGAGCCGCCGCCTGTCGACAACGTCGAGACGACGGGAACCGATCTGGTGCGAAATTCATGACCATCGTCTACGTCACCACCGGAGCCTGGGGTGCCGGCACCGGCACGCCGAACAGCGCGGCGCAAGTCGACGGCAATTTTTACGATGTGGATCAGCGCATCGTCGACTTGAATGCCGCGCTCGCCGAAGGCAAGCGCATCGACTCGGTCACCTATACGGCCAACAGCATGACGTTCCACTTCACCGATGGAACGTCCCAAGTCATTCCGCTGCCGGTTGCCGTCATCACATATGTCGGGCAGTGGACGAACGGCACGCCTTACACGATCGGCCAGATGGTCTCGGTGCGCGGCCTGGGCATGTACCAGGTGCTCATCAGCCACACAACGCCGCCACTGCCGGCGGCTTTCGATCCGAATGCGACGGACGGCAGCACCGACGAGAATCCGCTCTACTCGTTCTGGATGCCGCTGTACGACGTCAATTATGATGCAACCATCTTCGTGCCCGGCACCATCCAGCGCGCCGTAGACGAGCTGCTGTTCGCGGCTGTCGCAAATCGCACGATGCAATTGCCGAGCGGGAATGCCCATGCCTATGCCTATCTGGATGTCGGCAACGGTGCGACCGGCGCCACAGATATTATTTTGTCGATCGAAAGGAACCGCATCGAGATCGGCACGATCACCTTTGCCGCCGGTGGCGACATCGATACCGACGGCGGGCAGATGGGGGCATTCAACATTTCCGCCACCGTGGATTTCGCCGAGGGCGATATTTATGCCATCCGGGTCACACAGTCGAACAACGCCGCGCCGTCCGGCCTGTCGCTGACGCTGCCGTTCTTGCGCACGGACATCTGATGCCGACCGGGTATTCCCAGGATGTCCTGACGCGCATCGTCAATGTGCAATGGGCATCCGGCCTCGCGGTGATATTCGGCAAAGAGGACACCGATGCTCCACCATTCAAGCCGCCGCCGAAGCGGATCGTCGACCAGGAGGACACTTGAGCTATCTGGAAATGATGTCCTCTCCGCTTCCCGACATGAAGAGCGGAATCATCTCGGTATGGTTTCGCGATGCGACCCTGAACCCTGCGCCAAATGCAGACGCGTGGCCTCTTCCAATGCCGCCGGATTCATTTGCGTATGCCGACGGTCATCCATTCGAGGCGTTGTTCTGGAATGCTTACGGAACACCGATCCCCCAGTTTGGCCGGAATCTGCTTTTTCCCGCGCCGGTCACGCTGCCGTATCCGCCACCGTTGCAGACCGACACGATGCATATGTTGCTCACATTCGGAAATCCAAATCAGAGCTATGACTACTGTGAATGGAATTTGGAATATCCCGATGTTTTGCAGTATGTCCACCTTACC